TATGGTCCCATTCTTTTGGGTAAGGCGCAATTTGCGACTTTCTTTCTTCCATGACTGCTTATTCCTTGATACGCATACGAGTCACCGTATAGGTTTCCCCTATGGCTGATGGAAACGTGTGTACGAAATACTGGTGCGTTTCATCTTCTGCAGTAGAAAAGCACACCTCATAAGCACATTTGTCCGTGCTACCAGCTTGATGGGGCGTTAGACTTAGCAAAGTTTCCGGCAAATATTCACAATCCCCTTGCCAGAGTTGCGTACAACCGACTTCGTCGGATCCTGTCCACCATTTATTTTCCATGACTGCTTACTCCTTTGAAGGCATGGTTAATAGGACAAACCCTTTAGTCACCAACATTAAGGGCGACTATATACATGTCACCAGTAGCCCCTATTCCAGCGTAAATGGCGTCAAGATCATTAGGGTTTGCAATACTGTCCGCCAGCCAATTACTGAGATTGGCGGGTGTAACTCCTTTTATGTTTAATAGATCTTTAACCCACGCAGCAGAAGGAATAGGTGAGAAACTACTACTGTCATTAGGATTTTCAACATTTATAACCTGACTGGTTATATTGTCCATTACTTGAGATTTATTTAAGATGGCTATTTACTCCTTCGTTCCCTTGTAACTGTTACATAATTGTAGGGTTTGTCTAAACTGATGACCACTAAAATAGTTTCAAATAAAAAGAGGGATGCCACAGCCGGAACCACCACAGCCGCGACATCCCCCAAGTTGCTAGACGAAAAAGCAAGTGAAACGCCTAGCATGACCCAGTTGAATCCTTCCTAGGCCACTATTCGTCGTGCATTTCCTGCCAGTTACTATTAGTTTGCTCTGGAGTATGGGTTGTTTCCTCATAGCAACAGTCCATATTTTCAAAAGTCCCAAGCATTACGTCTAACCGGTCCAATGGGACAGCGTAAGTGGCGTCCACTATGCCGTCACCTGAATCATGTGTAATGTGCAGGACTTCCACTACAAGGTAACTGTCCTGTACTTGACAAGTGTACAGTAGTCCTTTGTCCTTTACCGGAATTTTCCAGTGTGGTATGTCTAGGTTAATCTTCATAATTTTTACTCCTTCTTTATGAAGCATTACTTACTATATACATAGTACACGCCGTCTAATCTTCAAGCACCCACAAAAAGTTCTTTTATGGGTCGCTCTTTACCAATTTTTCCAGGGGGGCTAGGGCAGGGATATCTTTAATTATTTCCTCCACCGAATTCAGCCGTAGCAGGGCTATCTTTTCATTTATTTCAGCGTGTGCCAATTTCGTTTTTAGGCCAACAATTTCTTGTGCCTGTATTTCAATTCTAACTAAACAATCTCGGTGTTGTCTAGCCCATTGGTCTACCACATACGGCTGTGGTGGTTTCCGCTTGTCAATCTTCATGTGACACCTTTCAGTCTTTATGTGATTACCCCTTTAAAGAACCCAATGCCGATATGGTCCCTTGAATGGAGACCAAAGCACGT